GCCCGCCATGAATGGTTGAGATCGATGCGACCATTGTCGATTCCGATTCCAGCTTCGAGGTGCTATCCTCGCCGGGTGAAACTCGTCCTCGCCGCCCTGCTCCTGCTCACCGCGCCCGCACTTGCCGGTGACATCGTGGGCAGGGCCGATGTGGTGGACGGCGATACTATCGATATTGGCAAGGTGCGCATCCGCCTCGACGGCGTAGATGCTCCTGAAAGCTGGCAGACGTGCCACGATGCAGGTGGCAAACTCTATCGCTGCGGCGCTCGTGCCGCCGAGGCTCTTGACGAATTTCTTGCCGCGTCACGCCTAAGCAGAAGGCGCGCAGACTTCTCCACAAGCGGAAGAAACAGCGATTCGACTCTGGGTAGCAAATCGCTATTCTGAACTCGGCTGACGCGAGCCAATCATCGCCACAGTGAGGCTGGACCGATGACCAAGGCACTCACGCCAGCAAGACCCATACCGGGGTCTGTGTCCCCTGCGGTACAGGGGCTAATGGCTCGGCGTTCTCTCAAACAGAATGCCTTGCCGAATGGTTGGCTTCAATCCTAGGTTGGGCCGATCTAGCGCCAGCACAGGGCGCGAACAAAATACTTCGTGGGTTTAACAGCCTGCGGCGCCGTAGGCCTGATCAGAGGCAAAAGGTAACTTCCCTGCGAAACATCGATGAGCACTCAATCCTTTTCCAGATGCTCACCAACGAGGTTCTGAGACTCGACTACGCAATCCAAAACGCGCTGGACAACGGTACGGGCCACATCGGCCCATAACTCCCCTTTGTCCTCTGCGTGCCACAGCATCCTACTGATTTCGCGCTCTAACGCCTCACGCTGCTCTGTCGTGAGATTGCCGGCCTGTCCCGTCTTTTTTACCGAATCGGCCATGCTTTATCACGTATATCATTAGGCCTTCGCGGAAACCCTATTTCGTGACCGCGCGCTTGAGTCGGCCAAACTGCGATCTGACCTCCTCAATCGCGTTCAGCGCTCCTTGAACGTTCGGCCACTGGTCATAGGCGCCTGAACGGATCATCTTCGCTACGACGTCATTGGCCTGTGCCTTTGCGGCGGCTTCCCGCGCAATCTGGATATCGGTCATGTTTGGATGATCTCCGGCGCAATGCGCCTCGTTAACGCCTTATCCCGTTTCCGCGCGCACGTGTCAAGTCGTTTCGGATGCGTAACGTTCCGCCGTTGTCATATCCCCACAATTTTGCCAGCACGTCGAGATAGGTCCGCAGATTGTCCGTCATGGTGTCTCTCTGCCTACGTGTCTCGGTCATTTCATGGATCGAACGTCCTTCTCCGCACACATAGCCGACGAGGCGGTAGGCATACTCACCGTGGGCCGTCTTGAGCGCCTTTTGCGCGTGCTTCAGATCCTGACCCGCCGACATCTGGCGCACGGTGATCGGCTCGACAGCCGCGCCGCCATCGACAGGCTCTCTGGAATAGTCGATGGCCTTGGCTCCAGCTCCGCCAAGCGCTTCCCATGCCTTCCGGAAACGATCCGCCGCTGCGGCCTGCCCTTCATCGATCGCGCCGCGCGCCGCGAGCGCGGTGATGGCGCTCTCTCGAATATTGACGGGCATATCGACATACCGGACGTTAGTCCGGTTGCCGTCGTGATCGCGCGACCACAATGGGTTTTCTTTCTTGACGGCTACAATTTCAGGCGCTTGATGCCGCATGGGCTCAACCCTTTTCGCCTTCGTCCTTGCCTTGCCCATCCACAGTCCCTTTTTTTGAGTTTCGCCGCCTGTTGTGCTATGTGCGGCATTGGATAGTTCGGGACTGATTTGGAGCCGCTGCCGGGGTTATCCGGTGGCGGTTTTTCTTTGGGCTACATCAGCTTCGTGTATCCCGACACATGACGGCGGCCGGAGCCGATGGCGTGGGGATCGGGGAGGTTTCTCTTCTGGTTCGTCATGGCCTCTCGCTTCGGCTTTGCCTCGTATGCCCGCTTCCGCGGCGCTCTCGGTTTTGACGGGCGATCCAGCTTCACCCTGACGGCGCCTGTCGCTTTCGCATGCCGTATGCCGATCATGATCACCGCAGCGCAGGAAAGCCCGTAGCGCTCACCGATCTCGCTTGGCGAACCGCCCGCCAGATACTCCCTGGCGACGCGAGCGCGTTCCTGTTGGGTGATCTTCGCCACGGCCTACGCCGCCTCCCCGAGAATGCTGACATACGGCAACGTCACGATGCCGTCGTAGCGGCTGACCTGATAGGCCCACACGCCGGACGGCGCGCAGTGAACGGCGATCGGCGCTTCATCCGGAACGGCGACAACCGCGCCCCTCGCCCTCGCGTTCTCCCACCGCCTGCGAGACATCTCCTGCACTCTGCGCCTCGTCATGGCCGCGTACGCAATCCGCGTCAGGCCCCAGTCCTCGTCGTTGTCTCTCAGTCTTTCCATGCTGTTTCCTCACTTTGCGCGCTTCACGATCTTCCCAGGCGCCCCAGTCTCCGAAGAGATCGAGATCGGGCGGCATGGCCGCGCTACGCCGCGTTCAACTGCTTGCTTTCCGGGCCGTAGACGATCCCGAGAGACACCGCGAAGACTGACCCGAGAGGCAGTTGCTTCGCCGCGCAAAGGCGCTTGAACTCATCGAGACCGATGTTCTCAAGCAGCACGGGGCGATGGCTGTGCTTGGCCAGCGCCTTTTGCCGGGCGATCTCGAATGGCGCCAGAGGGCCGCGCGTGTAGGCTGGAGGCGCTATTCGCGGACGGGCCTTTATGTCGAGGAACTCCTGACGGCGACGCGCTTCCTCGACAAATTCGGGGGCGGACGGGGCAAATTTCTTCGACTGGTCCTTCACATCGCCGGACGCAAACCGTTCCGCAGCCTCAATGATCGCCAGATCCGACAGGCCAGCGCAGAGCCTGTCCAAGGTTCCCAACAAGACCTCGTAGTTCTGGTTTGTCTGGGGGAAGCAGTTCATCATCTCTGTGATCGACAATTGGGCCTGATGGTTCATGTTGGCGCTCTCTGGATCGATGTGCGACTAAGGCTTCGACTGCATTTTGGCGTCGCCCCGGAGGCGCGGTGGCGCGCGGCTGCGGAACGACCGCAGCGGGGGCATCGTCCCAGCGATCCTGATTCAGCCACGTAGCCGGGTTGCACCACGGCCGATCGTCAGTCTTGGCGGCATAGCGCCGAAGACCGCTGAGAATGGTTTCGATGTCAGCGCGCTTCAGAGCCTTGAGGAAGGCTGTTTCGGCATCACGTTTTCCGACCTTGTTCGGATAGAGGCTCCAGAAGGCGGGGAAGGACGAAAGCGCCGCAGGCGCGCTTTTTTCTTCTTTCCCTTTTTCTCCAGCTTGGTTCTTAGTTTGGAGATTATCTAATCCGCGCTCTACGCCCTCGCGTGAGTCGTTAGCTAACGTTTGCTCACGTTTGCTAACGTTAGGCTCACGTTTATTGTGCCAGCGATGCCAGCGTTCACGGCCTTTCGCCCTGCGCGCTTCTTCCTTGTCGGCGGCTTCTTTGGTCTCTCGCGTCATGATTTCCATGACGAGTGCGATCTGTTGTGGTGTCAGACCGGCATTGGAGAGTCGGAGGAAATCGTCTGGCTTCAATGCCGTTCTCCACAGGCTGCGGAAGTACGACATTCCAGATACGCCAGATCAAAACGCGCTTGGGAAATAAGGATATCCATCACCCATGATTCACAGGCGGGCGCACCTATCCACAGGTTCTCAACAGAGAATGCCGCCATTACTTGACGACCTCCACGTCGATGCCCTTTAGCGCTCGCATCATCCTGCGCTTGAGCTTGAAGACGCCGGTTTCGACGCCCTTGACATCGATGACACGGAAACGATCCCGCTCATGATCCCAGAAGGCCGCATCGGCCACATAGACGCAGATGACCTCGCCTGTCGGCCCGAGAAGTTCGAAACGCTTCTGAAGCTCAAGGCCGCCGATCTTGCCGGCCTTCTCAAGCTGGATCAGTTCCTCGCAGTAGGCAGCCTCGCGCTTGGACGCGTACCGCCGTCCGTCCACCACAATGGGTTCGTTTCGGAATTTCCTCGGCTTCTCAGTCTTTGACTTGCCAGCCCGGTATTCGGCGGCGGACATGCGGGTCATGCGAGTTGCGTCTCCCGCTTCGTCGTCTTCGTCGCGAGGGCCGACTTCGCCCCGCGCTTCGTGTTCTTTCCGAGATTTGGAATCCACCCCGGCGGGGCCATGGTGACGGCCCAATCGCCGGGCTTCAGAGGATAGCCGGGGACCATCGTCCAGCCGTCCGCAATGCGGGCCGAAAAGAGCCTGAGCGGAACGAGTTCTATCGAGAGCGTCATCAGTAGCCCCGATCTGGAACGTAGAGGCAAATGGAACGGGTGGCGTCGATCACTCCGCCCGGTGTGCACTGGTGGAAGAACTCGTCCTTGGAGAGCTTTATGCGCGCGTCGCTGTACGGGATGATCTCGCCCGTCAGCCTGATGCGATACCCAACCGGGCCTTCCTCCACTTCGCTGCTGGCGAGTTGCCTACAGTCCTGATTGGAGCAGCACTCCCATCCATAGCGCCAACCTGTCGGCGCTTCGTGAGCCATCACAGGCAGCACGACTGCCATCGGAATAGTCAGGAAAGCGAGCGCGCGGGTCATGCGGCACCCCGCAGCAAATCTCCCTGCCGATCTTCTGCGTCGAGATACCGGCAGGCCTGACGCCAATAGCTTTCCTTGAGTTCCGTCCCGATGAACTTCCGGCCGTGGCGAAGGCTCATGACGCCTTCGGAGCCGATACCCATGAAAGGTGAGAGGACCACATTTCCTGGGTTGCTCCACATGATCAGCGCGCGCTCGATCACGTCTAGTTGGAGCGGGCAAAGATGGCGCTCGTCACCGGCCTCGCGAGCCATCTCGACGTTGAGAACATTGGACTGGTCAATACTCATCCAGACCGGAGACGCCCATTCCTGCCACTGTTCGAGAGAGAATATGTGGTGACCGGGCTTCCGCTTGCGGCCGAGCCTTAGGGCCGTTGCCTCGTCCATGTCATGTTCGATAGGCTCGACGTTCTCGCCAGGCTTTACGAAGGTCATCAGATAATCGGGCATACCGCCGCGCGACTTCGCGCTATCCTTGATCAACTGGCCGTAGACGAGCCCGACATGCTTGGTGCGGGTCATCTCGGTGACCGGAGATTTCCAGATGGTGCGGCGGGAGTGGAACACCCATCCTGCATCTTCATGGATCTGGATGATCTGACCGGAGAAATCCTTGATGCCGACAGCCCCGTCTTTCCATTTGGTCATGGGAAGGTCGGAGCAATGGACGGCGGTTAACCGACCCGGCTTTGTGACCCGGAATTTTTCCTGCACCATCCACGAATAGTGCTTCGAGAATTCCTCGTCGGTGCTGTTGCCCATATCAGCGGCACTCTCAGAATAGACAAAGAGCGAGCCAAACGGCGGGGAATACACGCTGAAATCGATGCTGTTGTCCGGCATCTGCATCAGCACATCAACGCAATCGCCGTTGATCGCGTGCCAGTTGTCTCCGGACGCGGAATTCAGGCAGCGGATATCCATGCGGGCAACCTCGTCGTGTTTGTGGGGAGATAGGCGACCTTGCTGGCGGATGACCGCCCTTGCGCGCGCCTCATGGCCTCGCGCATCGCCTGCTTCATCTTGTGGTGGTCGGCGGCCTTCCGGTCGATCACATCGCCGGTTGCCATTTCCCCATCGGCAATCGCCAGATGGACCTTGAGCTTGCGCGTCTGGCCGTAGCGGACGCATCTCCGGATAGCCTGATACCAGGTCTCATATGAGTAAGATCGTCCGGCAAAGGCCATCCTTGCACAGAAAGGCCAGTCGAGACCGAAGCACATGGACGGCTTGGCGATCAGGCGTTTGAACTCGCCCTTGCCGAAACCTTCCAGCTTCTCTTCCTTCTCGTCTATCGACTGGTCGCCGCGAACCTCGATGGCATTCGGTATGGATGCCATCAGGGCGTCAGCCTCATAATTGGTATCGGCCCATATCACCCATGGCTCGTCTGGATCGGCGGCAATTGCGGTTGCAATGGTTTCTGCGCGGGCCTCAGCCGTCTGACGCTTGATATCGTGCATGCTTGTCGCGGACATCGACAATTCACCAAACAGATCGTTCGCATCTGTTTTGACCTTGACCGCCTGCGCCATGTGCCGGACGATCTCAAAGCCGGGGAGTTGATAGCGGGCGTCGCTAAGGTTGTCGCCAAGATCCGAAGGGCGCTCCGCCATTCGCGACCATGAGGCCATCCAATCCCAGAACGGCTGAACAGCATGACCCTTCAACCGCCATTTCTGAGAGGCTGAGGACGTGTCGTTGATAAAGAACCGGGACAGCATCTCGTTCGATGCCATGATCTCGCAGAATTCAGCATATGAGCCGAACTCCATGTGATCGTTTGGAGCTGGCGTTGCCGACGCCACAAGCTTGAATCGAGCGCCCTTGTGTGCTTCGGCGAGTTCGCGACGGGTAGTCCCGGTGAAACTCTTGAATATCGACGCCTCGTCACACGAAACAACGCCAAAGAAATCTGGATCGATTTTGCCACGGCGATCATAGTTGCAGATATTGATGACGCCGCGCTTCGCTTCCGACTGGTCACGGATAACGACGGCTTCATATCCCCACTTCTCTGCACGGCGGCGGGTTTGCCCCGCGACGGCAAGCGGCGTCCAGTAGATGGGCGTGAGGTTCGTCGCCTCCATCGCCTTCTGGCAGAACTCAAGCTGCACTTCCGTCTTACCGAGGCCGGTGTCCAGGAAACAGCCTGCCGATCCAACGCGCAGATGATGTTCGACACACGACGCCTGAAAGGGGAACAGATGGGGCGCCAGTACGGGCAGCGCTTGAAGCCCGCGACTGTCAGCCTTTCGTGTCTTGCTGTCGAGGAAATCGGCGTAGGCCATCTACTCCGCCGCCTCCTTGAATTTCTCGGGTTTGGCTTCGATGGGCTCGGCGATGACGTTGAGCGCGTTGATTTGTTCGCCCATCTCAATGTCGAGAAGCGCGTCCAGCGCTTTCATCTTCTCGGCCTCGTAGGCGTCGATCTTCGCCCGGCACTCGGCGTTGGCGGAAAGCGCAGCATCGATATCCCGGATATCGGCATCAGCCAGATCGGCCAAGCGGCGGTTGTTCTCAGCATCAGCAACGCGCTTGGCTCTCGACGCATGGAGGTCGAGGTCTTCCTTATCGAGAGCTTCCCGTTTGACGATCAGAAGCGGGCGCGGCTTCGACACAGCCGGCGTAAATGCAGCAGGGAGTGCTGGCGCTGGCTTCTTTCGGAATGGGTTCTTCATTTCATCCTCCTCGCTTCCTTTTTCGCCGCAATGCGCGCAGCCAAAGCCGGGCGGCCATGGTTTTCGTGGTAGCCATGGTCCATCTGGAATTTTCTGCGCGCTCGTGCTGCTTCCTCGAACGAGCCGAAAAATCCAAGGTGACGGTTCTTCCCACCATGGCAGCATTGCGCGTACCAGCGGCCTGTTCTGCTATGTCTGTAGACGCCAGGAGCCCCTGAGCTATTGTCTGCGCGGAGCGCCCGGTTTATCTGCTCAAGCGCCGGGCCATTTCCGCCC